CAGAGTTATCAGCGAATGTGAGTGGAGCGACATTTGAACTTAAGGGTGCGGATAACGAAGATTCTTTGCGTGGTGTTACGTTAGGCATGAACGGTAGTAATGCTGTAGTGCTTGATGAATACGCCTATATGAAGCCATTAGTATTTGAAGAGATTGTTTTGCCTATGCTTTCAACCAGTAAAGGTAGGACTCTATTTGTTGGGACACCTTCAGGATACAATCACTTCCATGATATATTTTTAAAGGGACAAGGGGGCGATCCTAATTGGAAGTCATGGCAGTACAAAACAATAGATCATGGTTATGTAGATGCTGATGAGATTGAACAGGCTAGACGTAACATGGATGCCAGGACATTCTCCCAGGAATTTGAGGCAACCTTTGAAACAGTACAAAACAGGGCTGCCTATAACTTTGATCGCAATATCCATTTAAAAACAGATGCTGAGACTTCTCCTATTGTTTACGCAGGGATGGATTTCAACGTAATGGCTATGACTGCGGTTAAGGTGTTCGAGTATTCAGATCAAACTATTCACTATGCTGATGAGATACGACTTACTAACTCTAATACAGAAGAAATGGCTCAAGAGATTATAAAGCGTTGGCCTGAAGTGAAACGAGTCTATCCAGATAGTGCAGGGTCAGCACGATCTACAACAAGCAATCGCTCAGATCATCAAATACTAAGGGACTTTCAATTTCAAGTAATAGCTAAGAAAGCTAACCCCCCAGTTAAAGATAGATTAAACGCTTTAAATCGTAAGCTAAAAGATGCTAACGGTAAGATAGGAATGACAGTAGATCCCAAGTGCTTGTATCTAATTAAAGATTTAGAACAGTGCCAGAGAGATAAATCAGGATCAATAGATAAACGATCAGATGATTCTCTCAGTCATGCACTAGATGCTTGCAGTTATCTAGTTGCACATAGGTGGCCGATCGTTAAACAGTTGGGGACATCGGTTCAATGGTAGAGTTCTTATTAGGTCTAAGTGCGATGTTTAATGTCGCATTTATTTTTATGTGGGTTATAGGGGTCAAGATAAACAAAGCACAACAGAAAGAATTACAAGATCAATTTGAGCAGGATTTCGGGAGGCAGTTGACGAAATATTTTGAGAATTGGATGTATAAAGCATGAAATCAGTTAATACAGTTGTTATACCCGAATACAGTGAGCAGCTAGTCCTAGAGTCAATACGCAGGGCTAGGGAGAACTTACAATCTAAAGAGAACGCTAAGAAGGCAACTGCTTTAGACTTCTACTATAACAGGAATATGGATACGCATTTAGAGCAATGGTTTCCTGGGGAGGCTTTAAGTCAAGTGCCAACATTTCCTATGCGGTTAGTACCACGCTTTGCTAAGGCCAGGATGTTATTGCTCAAGAATGAAATCAAAAGATATATAGGCGGGGAGGAGTCAGAGGACTACAAGGAATTAACTTATCAGTTGAACTCTAAGATGAAGGAGTTTGGTGAAGTAGCCTGGTTGTTGGGGCGTTGTCATTTACGCTCTAAGTGGAATGAAAGAAGGGATCGTATTGAATATGATATTTTGCCATTTGTTAAGGAATACTATGTAAGGGGCGAGTCTGAACCGTTTGCTTATTCTTACGAGGTTGAGAAGATGGGGAACAACAGACAATTTGTGTTCTGGTCCGAGTCAAGGGATGGTGAAAAAGGGCTGCACTTCTTATATGATCAAGCAGGGAAAATGGTTCCTATTCCTGGTGGTGATGGGTTTAATCCTTACGATCTATTACCTATTAGTAAGATATATAACACATCCGATGCGAGTGATGTGGTTAGGTGTTCAGTTCAAATGGGTATAGCCATGACCGAGATTGCTCTGGGAATTCGCTACTCATTGGGACAACCTGTAATAACTGGCATACACGAAAGCCAATCACAGATTAAGTCGGGAATCGATAAGGCAATATTACTCCCAGAGGGTGCATCATTTTCTTATGTAAGCCCTACAGGTTCGTTACCAGCTATGATTGAAGCAGTGAGATCATTTGCTGATATGTGCAGCCAGAATCATTCTTTAAAGATTAAGTGGGGTGATGCTGGGCAAGTACAATCAGGGATCGCATTGGAGATCCAGGACATAGAGAACCTGGAAACAAGGAAAAGCGATATACCTCTATGGAGGGAATGGGAGAACTCAAGATATGAAATCGATCAAAAGATTATTGAAGTACATACAGGTAAAAGCCTATCTGAAGATTATTCGGTGGACTACGGTGAAGTGAACTACCCGCTTAGTGAGAAGGAACAATTAGAAGTACTCAAGATCAAGAAGGACATGGGCATTATAGACCAGGAAGATATTATAAGAGAATTCAACCCAGATATAAGTGATGAAGAATTACAGGAAAAACTGGGCAAGGAAGAACCCAAACCATCAGAACCCAGCTCACCACTATTAGAAGCATTGAGGCAGCCAGTTGCCTGATTTAAAAGATAACGCTGCTAAAGAATTCGCACTGGCCGTTCAACGGGTACAGGAGGAATTAGTAACTCAGATACTCGATCTAAGGAACCAGGGCTATACAAGACAAGAAATATTATTAGTCCTGCAATCGCTAGACATGGAGGATATGATTTTAACAAGATTAAACCTCAGTGCTGATATCGATAATCTAATGATTACCTATCAAGGTGTTTTGTCAAATATGGAAATGACAGGAGCAGTTTCAAATGAAGCACTGACTGCGTTGTTAAGGATGGATCAAGCCAACTTTATATCTCAAGCTGAAACAATGGGAAATTTAATAAGAACTGAAGTTGCTAGGGGTGTACTGGCTGGAGCAAGTGAAGCAAGTATCACAGAAGGCATTTATAGCGGTGCAGGAGGCGTTTTACGGCCAGATCAGGCACAGACCCTAGCTAACACCGCACTCAATACATTTGAACGCAATGTAACGATGGAAATGGCAGAGTTTGATCCGCCTAACACAACCTACGTTTATCAAGGTCCAATAGATGGAAAGACTCGAGATATATGCTTAGAGATGGTGAGGACTGGGGCATTAACGAGGGCTGATATTGAATCCAAATACCCAGGGGCTTTCGGTGATGGGGGGGGATTTAATTGCCGTCATCGTTGGGCAAGTAAAACATCAGTAAGTAAAAAGCTATCCTTTAAAGACAGGGCCGAGCAAGAAAAAGGCAGACGAGTAGAAAAATTAAAGAAAAAGGGTAGAACCTGGAAAACACCCCAAACATTACAGCAGCAGCGTGGCTAAACCTTTAAAAAGCGTACCAACCTTCACTACGTCCTTCTGGAAAAGAATAGGTGATGAAGTTTCAGACCGCATACAAGTACATACTAAAAGTGGTAGGGATGCTAAAAACAAAAATTTTAAAAAATATAAGACTCACAAGCCTTTCTGGTTTTCAAAGAAGATCGACGGTAAAACAATACGAATCTACGCCGAGGATTATCCAACAAGGAAAGCAAGGGGGGGTATCAGAAGGCAATCATCAAGAAGCAAGAAACCAGACCTTACTCTAACAGGGGATATGCTTAGAAATCTACAAACAAGATCAGCAAATAAAGAGGGTGCTATAATAGGCTGGTCAGGGACTAATGCTCAGAAGGTACAATGGAACGCCGATATGGGTAGAGAGATTACCACAACTGCAAATCCAGTAACTAAAAAGATAAAGGTCTGGATAGAAAAAAAGGTGGGTACAAGAATTGACCGCAATATTAAAGCGGTAGATGAAACAACAACCCTTGTCATAGGATGAGGGGCAACTCAAACAAGAGGTAAAAATGGAAGAACAACAAGTCGAGAATCAAGACGTTAAAGAGATCCCCGTTGAAGCTGACAACGAAGAAAAACAGGCCGTCGATGGAGTTCCTTACTCACGATTTCAGGAAGTAAACGACGCTAAAAACACATTAAGAGATGAACTAGATACCTTGAAGCAGCAGATCGAAAGCGACAAAGAAGATAGAAAGCTAAAAGAGCTTGAATCTAAAGGCGAGTATGAAACGATTATGCAAGAGATGAAGGGTAAGCTAGATATGGCCAATAGAAAGGCAGCAGCTTTTGATGAATATCAGACAAATCGCAGAGATGCGTTATTAT